TACCTGCGTCCATGCTTCGTGAGTTACGAGAGAACAAAGACGGAGATTCATAGTTCAATGGAAATACTGGATTACCTGCAACCACAAAATCTTTTATTTCTAAGAAGTCAGATGGGATAGTAACTGTTGCTGTCCCTGATGTGCAGGTCAGCGTTGTAGACGTTAACATCTGGCGAATACGCAAGTCTCTGCGTAAGCGTACTTCTGCCAAACGGATAAAGTCTGGAATCTGCGTTGTTAGGTCTGTACGAGCCAAGTATTCTGCAATAGTTGTCTGTAGTTCAGCATAGGTAGTAAAACTCATACAACTCCTGTTCTAGTGCGCCATGCACGATTCATTGGGTCATTTAACCAAGCAGCAAAACGCTTGTCATCAAGAACAGCAAAGCCACGCATAATTCCAGCTTTGTTCAAGTCATCAATGACAGTCATTGGAATAGATGCAACCTTGTTACCAAACAATTGGTCAGACCATCTTGCTCTCTCGTCATACGAGTTATATTCTTTTTTATTTTGCTCAACAATGTCAGACACATCCTGACGAGTCTGAATAACGATACCGCCCTCACCATCAGCGTGAACAGCAGTTTCTCTAAAGTTGTTAGGGTTTTGCATAGCCTAATTCTATCAGTTTGAGTAGAAAAGAAAATGCCCCAGATGTTTAGTCTGAGGCATTTTAGAGTTACACCAGATTAAGGTGTCAAGTCAGCCAAAATGCCGTGAGCAGCTTGGTTTTTCACTTCCAAGGTGTACTCGCACAGCAACTGAGTGCTTTCGTTGTCGCCAGTTACAGCCAACTCGTTGGTCTGGAAAGGACGCAGATAAGCAATAGCAGCCATGTCAGGGTCAAGGATAAACGCTGTTTCGCCACATGAGTTAGTGGAAGTCATGAACCTGTTGGGAACAATTGAGATTGCACCGAAATCTGACAGGTAAACGTCCGCAGCCGAAATGATGGTTGTAGGCGTATTGCTTGGGGCCATGAAACGCTGTGCAGCAATACCAGTAAAGGCAGAAACCAACTGCTTGTGAGCAGGGTTCACCATCAATACTTTAGGATTGCCACCAGAAGCGTAAACTTCTTTAACGACAGTTTGCAAAATTGCCTCTGTGAAAGTGCGGTTTGTACCATCTGTACGAGCAGTAGTACCCAAGTCACCAGCAACACCAGAAGTACCGCCATCATAGTTAGAATTCAACCATGCTTGCAGACCACCCAATTTACGAGCAGTAGAAGAATTGCCGTTAGCAGCAACTTGGTTGCTCAACAGGGTTGTCTCCATGTCACGCTTGATTTCGCTAGAAGCCTTAGCCAACTGATAAGCCTTTTCAGACTTACGACCAGCTTTGTCAACTGACTGCAAAGTGCCAGAAATCTTGATAGTTTTCTGTGCAATCTGAGTGCGGTTGCCTACACGAGTAGTAGGAGACATAGTAGCGTCAGATGCTGTTGCACCCTCAACTGTGAAGTTATCCAAAGTTGCAGCAGCCAAGCTGTCTGTCTGCCACTCGTGCAAAACAGCAGTTGCTTTAGTCTTGCCAATGGAAGACATAAATGGAACATCTGTTGGTGAAATCGAGTAGATAACATCCGAAAGGTCTTCTCTCATACCGATTGCGGTATATGTTTGATAGGTAGCCATAATTTAATACTCCAAAATTTATAAAAATCGTTCAAATGCTCTGGCAGCGTCTGAGACTTTTCCTGTCTCACGCAACCTTTGCATTGCCTGTTTGTCTTGTGAAGACTTAGCTTGGGGAACTGAAGTACCAGAACGCATCATCTTAGGGGCAGACTGGAGTTTTTTATTCAACTCTGGTTTGCTCTTTTGAAGTTGCTCATACTTCATTGCCTTATACAAGGTATTCACAGCACGACTGTCATACACGGAACTAAGTTCTTGGTCAGTCCACCCTACAGATTTCGCATAGTCACGGATTTGTTTCCGAACCGCATCACCCTGTGGTGTCGCTAACTCAGGAATCAGACTAACTAGCTTCTCAGATTCTTGACGGAGATGGTTTTGCAAAGAGGCTTGTTGCTCGGCTTGTTGCTGTTGGGCAATGCGTTGCTGTTCATTCCTGACTACTGCTAACTGTTTCTCACGTTGACTCTGGTCAGCCACCGCTACCGCATAACCGATAGGGTCTGTTTCCTTTAAAACTTCTAAGTCCACACCCTGATGTTGCTGCGTAAGGAAGCTATCCAACGCTTGCAACTTCTGGGCGTATGCCTGTCGCTCTTGTTTCACTTGCTCTAAATGACCACGTTCAGCTTCAATCGCCTTACGCTGTTCAGCTAGAGCCTGAGACTTCTTAGTGTAGTCCGTACCTTGTTGATAACCCTTGATAAGTTCGTCTAGTTCTACTTCGACTTCCTCACCAGATGCCTTGACTTTATATCTAGGCTTAGGCTCATCAGATTCCTCTGAATACTCAACTTCGTCAGTCTCTTGAACTTCCTCTGTTTGACCCTCGGTTTGGCTGTTGTCAGCTTCCTCAGAATCACCCATCAGACTTTCAAACGCTGAAGCGGCTTGGTTTACATCTAGGCTTTCACTCCCATTAGGGTTGGTGTTTTCCATTTGTCATCTCAATAATCGCCAGAAACCTTCTGGACGGAGGTTAGGGTAAACCCTAAAGAATCTTCCACTTCTTCTCTTTAATCACAGTTTCCGAGGCTATGCCTTCTAGGTGTCCTGTAATTAGTTCAATAGACTTGATGTGCCGATAAGCATCTTCACGCTTATCACATTCTTCTGCACTTGTGTTAATTATTACACTAATCTGTTCTTTTTTCAAGTTATCTATGACTTCTTTAAAGAAATCATCATTTAATAGGTTTTTAGCCCATTGCGCCAGTACGTGCTTGTCCATATTGGTTTTGTATTCCAGAAATAATGTCGTTGATACTTAGGCTACTTGCTGATGGCATACCTTGTTTGCTACCCAAGATACCCATTAGGTCGTTGTAACTCAAGCTAGATGGTCTTGAATATTGGATAGGCTCTGGCACTTGACCATAGTTAGGGTCTAGGAACTTCTCCCATTGAGTGCCAATTAGTAGGTTTCTGTCGCCAAAGTTAATTGGAGGCAATGTAGTGGCAGGGGCAACCCCTCTTACTGGGCTTGTCCAATCAGCAGGAACATCAACAATTGGATATTGAGTAGTACCAGAAGCACCACCACCGCCAGTAGCAGCGTTAATTCCTGCAATAGTAGTTCCAATTCCAAGAATCCTAATAACATCAGATGGAGTTAATGAGCCATCTTTTTTAGTTACATCAGTTGTTGGAGGAGTTGTTGGAGTTTTAACTGTAGGCGCATTTGGGTCAACTACTTTAGGTGTTAGAGTAATTACTGGAATATCACGATTTACAGGTCTTTCAGCAGTAACTTCTACTGTTGGAGGAGGATTTGCACCACCACCTAAAATAGACGTAACAGCACTAAGTACATCTGGAGAAACTTGTTGTGGTCTAGGTGCAGTTACATCAATAGTTGGAACTTGTGAAAGAGTGCCTATTAAGTTATTTAATGATGGATTAGCAGTACCTGTAATAGATACAGTATTGCTATCTATAGCTGGATTACTTAAAGTAGCAGTAGCGGTAGGAGTAAGTGCATTTAAAGCCCTATCAATAATTGCATCGTTATAACCACCAGCAAGCAAAGAATCTCGAATTTGAGATACAGACAGTCCTTGTTCTGCTAACTGCGTTGCGTCTGCAATTGCAAATTGTCTTTCAGTAATGCCTAACCCATCAAGTGTGCCACCTTGCAGATAACCACCCAATGCGCCACCTGCACCACCTAGCAATGCGCCTTTAAAAGCATCACCACCAGCGATACCAGTTGTAGCACCACCAAGAATAGCGTTTCCTAATGCTCCAGCAGCTACTTGACTAGCACCTGCGCCAAGCAAAGCGTTTCCAAGCAATCCACCTGCGCCAGTAGCAGCTAATGCAAGTTGAACCATTGGCATCCAATCAGCAGCATCAGAACTAGATGCCCCTGTTGTATAGAAAACTGGAGTGCCATTAGGGGCAAACTCTACTCTATAGCCTGTGTTTCCTTTACCTGCAAATGTGCCACCAAAAGCATTACCTGTTTGACGTTCACTATAAGTATTGGCTACTGGTGTTTCTGTAAGTTTATTACCAAATGTTTCACCAACCGCAGCAACTATTTTACCATCTCTAACACTAATTTTGGATGGGTCAATTTGGCTGTAAGAACCACCATATTCACCACCACCATCAGTGTATAGACCATAAACAGTCTCTAGCTTTGCATCTTTTGGAATGTCTACTTGGGCGTAATATGTGCCACCTTCACCATCTGATTCTTCTTTAAGAAATACAGTTCTACTTGTGCCATCCTCGTTGCTATATGTGCGAACAGGTTGCCCGTTGTAGGTTTTACCAACTTCTTCAACAGGGGCGTAAGTTGTAACCTTACCAAACTGGCTAATGTCTGTAACACCAGTAGCGGCAATAATCTTAGCCATGTCAGCAGCGTTAGCTTCAACAGAACCATACCCTGCACCTGACCATTTATCAGTAGTACCTTGAGCAAGAATCTGATTTTTAATTTTAGTTACAATTTCTTCTTGTGATAATGGTGCTGCGACAGCAGAAGCCCCTAGTAATCCTGTTGCTGGAATTGCTGCTCCTAGATTATTAGAAGTAAACCCAATATCACCTTGTACATCAGTAGCTGATGTATCTACAGGCTTAACTCCAGAAGTAGTTATAGCTGCTGGCTCTGTCCCTTTTGCTCTTGCCTCGGCAACAGCATTTATAAAACTAGAAATCTCATTCGTATCAATAGTATTACCAAAGCCAGCTTCCCAAAAAGCCTTTCCGCTTGGGTCTGGTTCACGACCAGCATATTGTCTATAAAGGTCTTCAACAGTTGTGGGTAATGATGCGGGCGCACTTCTTCCTTCTGATTCACCACTATTGATAAAGTGAGTATTAGCAAATTGCTCTGGTGTTAAACCATAAGTATTTGCTTGATATGCCGCAGCAACATCGGGGTTTTGTACAAAATAATCAATAGCCATGATTAACCCCTAATCTCTACGTTAGATGTAATGCCAGCACCAATCTTCATTGCTTTCAATTGCGCTTCAGCTTCAAACTCTTGTTGCTTCAATGCAAAGTAAGCCTGTTGTTTCTCACGCTCTAGTTGCAACTTAGCACCCTCTTTTTCACGCAATAATTGCATCTCAAGAGCCGCTTTCTGTTGCGCCATCTCCATGTCAATCTGCATCTGCTGTTGTTGCATCTGCATATCAGCTTGGGCTTTAGCTTGGTTAGCTTGTATCTCAGCTTGTGTTCTAGCCATCAATGCTTGTACTTCTGGGGGCATCTGCTGTTGCTGTGGAGGAGGATTGCTCAATGCTTGGTCTTGCTCTGGCGTAATCGCTTTGTAGAACTCAGCACTATCTTTAAAGCCAGCAATCTCAACCATGCGTCCCAATGTCCCACGATACTGAGCAGGTGAAACGTAAGGATTGGCAGGGCCGTACTGAGCAATCAACTGCTCTTGTTTAGCAAGAACCATAGACAACATAGCCATCTGCTCTTGACGATTCCCTGCGCCTAATCCCACGTTAATGGAAACATCGTATTGGTTAGCCCATGTTCTAGGGTCAAACTCTACGAACTCACCACGCATACGCACCAAACGGGCTTTGTCTTGGTACTTACATAACAAATGTAGTATGCCCTTAAACAAAGACTTAACGCCTGTCTCAGCAAAGATACGAGCCATTAACTCAATCTTACCTGCGCCAGCTTGTTGCATAGAAGCTACTGCTGCTGCTGTCACGTTCTGTAAAACAGATGGGTCTAGCCCTTGTGAGGCATCAGACACGCCTGTACGCTTAGACTGGATTGTGTCCAAGTATTGAAGCATTGGGAAAGCCTGAGAAGCCACGTTCTGAACAACTAACTGTTGAACAGCATTAGGAGACTTGGCACGAATAACACCACCTGCTGTAGAAGTCAACAAATCGTCAATGTTGACCTGTCCTTCGATGGCAACTACTCTGGCGTTGTTCGTGAGATATAGGTTATCCAACATCTGACGAGTTATAGTGGTCTTGATTAACTGTAGGTCAACTGTTCTGTCAGCCAACGAGTTCCCAAAAAATTTATGTGGGATTGGAATAGGACAGATTGAGTGGAAAGGAACGTAGTCCACTTCCTCAACCATCTCCTTACCCTTCTCATCCTCAAGAATCTCGTTAGAAGCGTAGAACACCTGTACCAATGCAGCAATGCCTTTGCCATCTAAGTCAGTCTTGACGTAGCACTCAAAGACTTCAATCTCTTGCATCGCAGGGTCATCTGTCTGCGTTTGGTAAGGTTGCTCACCTGCTGCGTAACGAGCCACACGCTCTGGTGTGTACGCTAAAGCATCACCCATCTGCAAGCCTTCTACTTGCTTCTTGTTAAAGCCCATAGCAACTAAGGTGCTACGAGTTAACATCTGACGATGGGCTACGAAAGGTGAATCAGCAATAGTTCTAGCCTTCTTGCTAATCAAAAACTCCTCTGGGGGTACGTTCTCAATCGTTACTTTGCCTGATTTCTTCTTTTGTTGCACCACAACATTGTGTGTAGCACCCATCACAGGCATACCCATAGGGTCTATAACTGGCTGTCCCATTGGGTCAAATATTGGGAACTCTGTCGTATCTTGCTCGACAATCTCCATAGTCTCATCACTCATCAGCATCGCTAACTCGTCATCAGACAAGTCAAAGTAACGCTCTTTAGTAATGTCTTCTTTGTCTTCCCAATATGCTTTAACAATGCCGTTCTTTTGCATCAAGGCATCTTTGAACCAATCATGCAGAATGGCTACGCCTTCGTTATCCCTGTTGAATACCCAGTTGCAATAATCAGTAGCTTGCTTGGCAGAGGCTTCATCCCTTGGGCCTTGTGGCTCAAAGACTACGATATTGTCTGAGCCTGTAAAGATACGGACTAAGCTAGGTAGCGCACCATCTATCGCTTCTGCCACTTCTCCAGTAACGATTTGAGACTTACCCTCAACTTCATTACCATATGGCTGTCGTAGATAAGCCTCCAAAGCCTGTTTGCGTTGTTCAACAGTTTCACTTTCAATAAAGCCAATAGCGTCATCAATCTCTGCCTGTAGTATTGACTTCAGTTCGTTCTGTTCCATGTTTGTCCTTTGGAGGGCGACCCATTCGGGGTTTGTCCAATTGTAATGCTTTTACCACATTTTCCAACATTTCAAGACGCTTTTCAAGTTCTTTTACTTTAGGGGCTAAATTTGCACCCTGCATTTGTACGTACATCAGACAATCCACTTCTGGGTTTGGTTAATCGGCTTAGACCACGTTGAATGTCCCTCATCCAATCCTAGTGCTAAGTAACGGAATGAGTCCGAGCCATGTGATGACCAATCATGTAATGGACGCTCATAGAAAATCTTACGCTTTTCATCGTAATCTCTGCGGTAGTTTCTTAGGCAGTTCAGCCCTGTCTGGACTTTAGGAACATTAAACCAGCACCTTGGCAGCAACCTTCTTACCGCTTGGATGCCATCATCTAGTCCCATCCTTGGTGCTATTTTGACCTCTAGTCCTGATTCCTCAAGCATCTCAAGTCTGCTCTTACCAGTTCCAAGTTCTCTGACCCTAACGTCATGGGGCAAGATATGCTCTGCTTTGTGATAGTCGTTATCCTTAATCCACTTGACGTAGTGGTCTAAGCCTACTCCGTGATTCTCGTAGTAGTCAAGTAAGCGCACCTCAGTACCCACCAACTGAGCCACCCAGATAGATGTAGAGTCACCCATACCCAAGTCCCAAGCAGTAAATGTTCTACTCAGTTCCTCTCTGGGAATCTGTTGCATATGCTTCTTGTCTTCTAACTCGTTGAGGATTTGTCCATAATATGACCCCTCAATTGGCGCATCGAAACTGCACTCAAACTCTTGGCGGTACTTGCTTTCCCCCATTTCATTCTTAGCAGCCTTCAGTTCTACCTCATCTACAACCCCTGTCTCAGAGGCTTTGAACTCTAGCAAACCCCATCCATCCTCTGTTTTTGCTCTGTCTCGCAGTTCTTTGAAGTGGTTGTGTCCCTTTGGCGTACCAATAAAGAGACACCAGCCTTTCCTGTCAGCTAGTGCAGGTCTAACAATATCTGTCCATATCTTAGGATTCTGGTCACCGATTTCATCAAGAATGACCCCATCAAAGTATTGACCACGGAGTGTTTCTGGATTGTCTGACCCAAACAACTGGATGCGCCTACCCCAGAAGTCCACCCTAAGTTCTGAGATATTACTAGTGCCACCCAGAGGCTCTGCATACTTCACAAGGTAGTCCCATGCCACCCTCTTAGCTTGTCCGTATGTAGGGGCTATGTAGGCGTATCTAGGGGCTTCCTTTTGGTTGAGCAAAGCATCCTTGATTAGGTGGTTAATCGCAGAGACTGTCTTACCCATTCGCCTATGAGCAACAACAACGCCAAAACGCTTCTCATCCATTAACTCATGGATAGCAAGTTGTTGTTCTCTGGGTTTGTAGGCTATCTCGATTACTTCTGCCATTGGACGCTTATCTGAATGTCTTT